ATTGACTTTATGGAGAATTTATCAGAAAATACTTGTATTTATTCATAAATTATGATAAAATAAAAGTATCAAAGAAAATAAAGGAGTGTGATTCATATGCGAAAAGAATACATTGTAGAAATTTATAATTCATCAAAGTGTTTAATAGCAAGTTATAGTATATTTTCAAAAGATTGCAGAAGTGCAATTGCAAGTGTACTTGTTAATCGACAGCCAGTAATTGAAGAAGGTGATTATATTAGATGTATTGAAAATGATTTACCATTTTAAAATAAGGAGTGAAGAGCATGAAAAAAGAAAAAAGAGTAGAAGATATAATTAATGAAGTTGGACAGAAAATTGTTGAAGATTTTCCAAAATATTACAATTCCGAAGTTGGAATAAATGATATTATTAAAGAATTAACTAGTGAGTACAGATTAGAACATGGAGATTTAAAGAAAATTGAAAATGCAGTAATTAGTGATTTGTTAGGATTTTAAAGAAGGTGAACAAAATGCGTGAAAAGATAAATGGTTATGAATACGAAGCGATAAAGCTATTTTTCAATCCAGAGGAATACAAAGAAATTGAAAAATATGTAAAGAAAACAGGAATTAAAAAGATTTCAGCATGGTTAAAAATGTTAATATATAAGGAAATAAAGGGGAAGTAAAAAATGAGTAAAGAAGAATTAATATTAGAACATAATGAAATGGTAACAAAGCTATTAACTGAAGTTCAAAATTTATACTGTAACAGGTTTTATTCAAGTGATATTACAATCGAAAAATTCTATAACAAAGCAATAAATATAATCAATTATTACATTGAACAACCTGAGTGGAAAATGGAGAAGAATACGAGATAAAGGAGTTGCTAAAGAAATGAACTATTTTATCATAACAGCTATAATTCTAGTAAGTTTTTACATAGGTTTAATATTAGGAATAATTGTTTTTAATCTAGCAATAAAATTTTTAAGAGGTGATTAGAATGAATAAAGAAAATTTTAAAGAAATGATGATTCAGCTTCTAAATAATGAAAAGCGCACATATGAAGATTTATCGAAAATGATAAAAAACAATGTACCATATAAAGAAATGGTTACAGCGATTTCAAGAATAATAAAGCATATTGATTCTGGATTCTATGATGTTCAGATTGAAGCATTTTGTAAGTACATAGAAGATGAAACACTAAAAGAAACAGATGAAATAATCGAAAAATCAAAGAAAAAAGGAAAAAAGAAGGTGAAATAAATGCTTTATTTAATAAGTTTCATAATTGGTGGAATTTTTGGTTTTTTATCATTTTCAATTTTTTCAATAAATAAAAATAAAGACGGAAATTAATCCGTCTTTATTTAATTTTATAATATTTTTCATTAAGTAAAAAATTTATATTTGTGCAACTTCACTTAATGTTTTAATTGTTAAAGCACTCTGAGCAGTTGCAACACTAACATTACGATTAGCGATAGCTGAACCGATAGCAATTTGAATTTTATCATTTTCTTGAACGGATGTTATTATACTTAAATTAAATGCTACTCTACCAAATTCATCAATTCCACCTTTTTCAGCGTTAATTTGTTGTGCAGCTAATACAGTTGTTGTTCCATTTCTTATTAATTTAATAACGCCAAGATATAAATTTTCATTTAAAGATGTATTACCTACTGGTAAGCTGTATCCAGAAAATTGGGCTTGAATTTCAACAACTTTTGGTTTTGAGCCTATAGTTATTTCTCCATTAGATAGTGAATAATCATTTCCCAGATTAATATTCATACTATCTAGTGGTATTTTAGTAGAACCGCTATTCCAAGCAGTTGTTATTGTTAAATCTTTATTTTGTGTTGTCTGACCAACACAAAGACTTAATAAATTTTTATAATCATATACTGCCTTTGCACCTGTGATTTCATTATTAGTAGAACTTGAAGTAATAGAAGTTGCGATTGCAGGTTTATTTGCAACTTTTGACCATTCTGTTGCAATATAGACATCGCCACTTTTCCAAGTTGCAGTCGATGAATCATAATAAACTTCATAATAAGCTTGACTTGAATGGTTATTTGTTGGTGACGCGATAACATATAAAACGTCATTTCCGTCTGCAAGAATTAAAGCTCTGTTGAATTTGTCATCTTGAACATTATTAACTTTTAAATGATATTGTCCTGTGTAATATAATCCGTTTGTAAGTCCAGTTGTCGAAGTTCCGTCAACTAAATTTAAATCTTGTTTAAAGTTATTAATTGAAGGGTGGTCTGGTACATTTTCCCAGTTTGTTCTTGCACTAAAAGAACCAACAGTCCATTGATTTGTACTTCCATTATAGAAAAGTTCATAAAAGCATAAATTTTGGTGATAGTATCCTGAAGAATAGATTAAATAAAGTGCGTCATTTCCTTCTGCATAGAATAAAGCATTATTAAATAAAGGTTGTTCAACATTGTTTACATAAACTTTGTGCCCGTCTGAAAAATATAAACCGTTAAGAAGTCCAGTATCTGGTGAAGAATCATTTAAATAAACGTCATTTCCAAGTTTTGTTATTGATTTTGATGATTCAATACGATTAAAAGTGTAATATTCATCTATATTTTCAGCAACTGAAGGTTGATTTGTATTTGTATTTTCAAAAGTAACAACTAATCTAGCTCTTGAAGGTAATTGTGCCATGCAGTCATAAATATATGGATTTTGCAAAGTTGCAGTTCCAGATTCTTTATTTACGATTACATTTCTATTATCAATTTCTGCAAGAATATAGCTTCCAACAATTTTAAATTGTTCACCGATTTCAACTTCTTTTATATAATAAGCTGTATTTGTAGCTGAAACAGGTTCTAAAGATAAAGTGTCACCGATAGTTTTATTTGTAAAATCAATATATTGATTCTGTTTTAATCCTGCAGAAATATCAATATAATTATCACTACTACCAGTTATAGAAATAATGTTATTGTTGATTGAAATTCCAGCACCTGCAGTTAGTTTATCTTGTTTTCTTGAAAATTCATCATAAATATAATCTGATGTCATAAAAAGTCTAACATCTGGTGAATGTGTATCTGTTTCATAGAATGAAGCAACAACTTTTCTATCATTGTATAATATATCAACTGTCGCAGGATTATCAAAAGATGAAGCTTCTAAATTTTTTTCAAGAAACAAAACTTGATTATTTGAATCAAGTATTGCAACATCAAGCTTTCCAACAAGTTCAATCTTTTCACCTTGATTTGCTTCTAAAATTAAATAATTTGAATTTGAAGCAGAAACAGGTGTTAAATCAAGAACATCAGTCACAGAAACATTTGAAAAATCAATATAACCATTTGCTTCAAGTAAGTGTGATAAATTTGTTGGTGCAGTTGATATTGTGCTATTTTGAAGCAAGATTCCAGTTCCTGCAGTTAAATTATTTTGCTTATTAGTTGCTAAATCGTTTAAATTTCTGTATACATCATCTATATCTGAATTTATACTGCCGATTGATTCATTAATTTGGTCGATTACAGCTTGAAATTCTTCAGCATAGCTTTCATTTCTTTGGACTTCTTTACAAAGCCACATGATTTGTTCTTCGTAAGACATAGCTTCTTTATAAGTTGCTGGAAGTGAACCGAATTTATTGAACCAGTTAAAAGGTGGTCTAAACATATTTTATACCTTCTTTCTATTTTTTAAAATTTAATCAAAAAGTGCAAAAAATAGTGAATTTAATTCTTCAATAATCTGTGAGTTAATCGCAGTTATTGACTTTTTATAATTTAATACCATATCTGCTTTTGTCATCTTTAAATCAAAGCCTGTTCTTGTTTTTGTAAAAGTTTCAGTACCAGATGATTCACCGCTTGCAGTTCCAGATGAAGAAGTAGAAGTTGAATCGTTTGCTTGATTTTCATTTTCGGTTGCTTCAACGTCTGTCGCATAACTTCCACCAAGAATTGCAGATTTTGAAATTTGCCCTTGTGGTGTGTCATTGTGAACATTTAAAGATGAACCGCTATTTGAAGTTGTAGAAGTAGCTGTTCCAGTATTTGAAGTTTCTGAAGATGAAGTGTCAGCATTTGTTTTTGTATAGGTTTCATTTTCTGAAAAAGTTTGGTTTCCTGTTAGTGGATTAAAAGTCATCTGTAAAGATTTTGCATAAATTAAAGGTGCATATTTTTCCATTATTTCGTCCATTTTAACTTTTGCATGGTGTCTAAATAAATAAGGTGTTTCATAAGCGATTTCTCTAGTCATATAATGATTAACAATTTGAGTTGCCAAGACATCTTTTGACCATATATCTGTATCTTCAATAATGTCAACTTGTTCTTGTGTTAAATAAGAACGAAGTTCATATTGATTGAACCATGATATAACTTCATCGGTTCCATAAACGTCACATACTCTTTTTAGTGTCATCGTATAGTTTGACAATCTTCTCACCACCTTCCTTTTGATTTTCTAAATCTGTAACAGTTGAATCAAGATTCTTAATAACATTTCTTAAATCTGAACGAACACGAACATCAATTGCATTTTCTCCAGTTAAGCCAAAAAGTTCATTGAACTGCTTGCAAGCTTTTTTACGTTCAAGAAGTCTAGCTTGAAGATTAAGATTAATTAGTTCATTGTTTGAATTTGCTTCATCAGTAACTAGTCTTTCTTTTTTTTCCATAGCAAGATTATTGATTCCGCAAAAATGTTAAAGCTTCATTCCAGATTTGTTTTTTATAATCCATGATTTTGTCTGCGATAAATGGTGCTTCAGTAGATAATACTTTAAAATTATCTGTTCCGATTTGTTTTTTATCTGCATAAATAAAAGGTTGGTTTCCGTCATATTGTTCTGCAAGATTTTTCATCGCAAGTCTTAAAGCTTCATCGCCCAGAACGATTGTCGGTGTTTTTTGTGCTTTTATATTAACATCGCAAGTTCTTTCAGCTTCATATAAACGTAGTGCAAAAAGTTCAAGTGTGTTCTCTGTTGGTATCATATCATAAGTATTTTTAACTAGAACACAGTATTCATAATCATCTTCAGATTCATCTTTAAATCCATTATAAAGCTTTCTGATAACATCTAGTGAATCGGTTGAATAACAATGCATTGACGTTGGAAGCATATAAATATTTAAATTTCCATTTGAAGAACATTTTGAATTTATGAATCCATATTCTTTTGTTTTTAGAAGTGTTGCTTTTCCATATTCATATAAACAACGTTCTAGAAATTCAGCATTCATCGATGAAGGAAGATTAATCCATTCGAACATTGAACATGCGACAAGTTTTAACCTTTCCAGATAGTTTATATATGTTGCAGAATTTAAGATTGCAGAATTGACAAAGGGTGCATTTACATTTCTATTTACATTTCGAATCGTAGTATTATTTGACATTTTATCACCTTCTTTTCTATATAATATTATTTGATTGTGAATAATCTTTTAAAGTTGTAGGATTATGCCAGAATGTAATACCATGATTAAGCATTCCTTCAAACTCTTTAATATATTTTTCTGGAATGTTTAATCCGTCAACAATAGCACCAACTGTTTGAACATAATTCCAGTTTTGCCTTCCAGTAATGTTTGGTATTTTTTTAGTTGAAACTTTATAACCGAACATTGAAAAGTAATTATCTATTATTCTAGCATATTCAGATTTAATTGACATTTTGTAATATATAAATCCGTTTGTTATTGTAGAAATATTTAAATCTGCTGTGTTTGTGTGTGTTGCTGATGTTGGTGGTATCATTGAATGAATATATCTTTGTTTCATGTAACCAAGAAGTCCAGAAGGTGAACTTATCATGCTAGAAACTCCCTCTTCAACATCTCCAGCACCTGCCTCAATGAGTCCGATTCCAACATTAAGAAGTCCTTCAGCTACTCCAAGATTCAAGTTTAGCATATTCTGACGAAGCCAGATTCGGTAATTGTCTTTAATATAATCTGTAACAGGGTATTTTCCGCCAGTTAGTCCATATTGATAACAGTATAAAGAACCGATTGAACCATAATCGAGTGGTATTGTTCTTGAAGAACCGCCACATGTTGGTATTGCTTCAGTTTCAAAAATACATTTATCAGTATATGCTTTAAAGTTTTCATATTGTAGTGGAATTGAACTTCCATTGTTGTTTGACATTGTAAGATAGCAATATGGAAATGTTAAAAGCTTTTTATTAATTGGTGAATAACCGTCTATCGTTGTTGGTTTTGTCACTTCAAAATCAGTTATTGTAAATGTAGTTTGTTCGAATCTTTTAAGTTCATTTTCTGGTGAAAAATCTGAAACAGTTAAATATGTAAATGCAAGAGGTATCATGTAAATATTTAAAATTGCTTCAAAACCTAAAGCTTGTGTAGAAGTATAATATTGAACTGTGGTAATTACGGTTTGATAACTTAAAGTTATATAAAATCCACCACTGAAATATTGTCCACCGATTTGAGAACCATATACTGGCGTTCCGTCTTCCCATTTTGAAACTTGAATTATATAAGCTTTTTTGTCAAAAGTATTATCATATATTGCTTCATTTTGAACATATTCTCCAAGTTCAAGATTTTCTGGAAGTGTATGTTTTCCTCTTGTATCATCATTGACGTGTTCACGTTCAACATAACATTGTCTATATATAAAGTCGAATTGATAAGTTTGAAAAACATCAACTTCAATCGTTATATCTGTAACTCCGTCATTAACATATTCTTTATTAACGATATAACAGTAATAATATTTATTCGAATATGAAGGATTGTTAAAGAAACAATAATTATAATTATCAAGTTCATCAAGCCATGCAGGAAAACGAATCTTGTAATTTTCTCTTTGATATTTTGAAGCTTGAAGTTCTATTCCGTTAAGGTTTGTGAAAAAATCTCTTTGTGATTGTAAATCTGTAAATGTAAGTTGATGTTCTTTTGAAACGTCTAAATGTACTAATTTAATAATCGTATCTGGTGTTACAACCATTTTATTGCTTTCACCTCTTTTTATATAAAATAAAAAAGAAGGTTAGGAAGAATTTTCCTTCCTTCCTTCTTTTTAAAAATAATATAGGAAGTATTTAGAATGAGTAATTTTATTTTAAGCACATGTTACAGATAACGTATCTGTTAAAGTAGTTTCAGCTGTTGCTGTAATAGTTGCTGTACCTTCTGCAACTCCTTCGATTTCAACATGTCTGTCATCAATCTTTGTAACCTTAACTTTTGAACTTGCAGATGATGTAAATGTTACTGTTGAAGTTGAGTTAAATGGTGTTAATGCAACTGTTCTTATAACTTTTTCGCCAACTCCTAAAGTTATAGCACTATCATCAGTAAATTCAACTTTTGTAGCTGTAACTGTAGGCATTGAAGTTGCGAATACAACTGCGTTTGCGAATAAGCTATAAGAATAGCCACGAACATCATTTAAGTAATAGTTCCATGTTCTTGAATTTGCGTTATAAAATTCATCCATTACAAGTTCTTGTGACCAGATTCTGAACCAACGTTTGTCAGCTATCATACCAACGATTGCACTTCCGTCATAAGTCTTAACTCTTATTGTTGAACCGTCACTTTGTTTTTGATATTCGTAAACATCAAAATTATTAACTCCGATTACGTTTCCAAGAAAATCAGCTTTATTCATGTTAAATGCTGAAGCTAGAACATTAACGTCTATTGAAGCTAGAACATCATTTCTTAATATAATAACAATATCTTCTTTTGGTGTGTATGTTAAAATCTCTCTTCCATAACCGCCAACTTTTCCCCATGCATTAAAATCAGACATAGGTGTTTGGAAGTTTAAGAACAATGCTCTTGCTTTTTCTACAAATGCTTTTCCAGTTGCTTCAGAAGAAACAGCTGTAATTGTTTCAATTTGAACGTTGTTTCCTTCATAAGCTGAAGCGATTAAGTCTTTTGTCATCTCATATCTGTCAATATATGCACCGTTATATAATGCTGTTGTTATTCCTTCAATGAATCTATCAAGTGAATCCCATGAAGTAAATGCGTCTTTAATTTTAGCTCTTGTTACTGTTACAGGGTATTGAATATCTGAATTTAAGTGATGATATTGAACTTTAACATCAGCTTCATATTTTGCCAAAAGCCCTGCCATGTCATCAACATTAAATCTTCTTCCAACTACTGGATTGATAAAGATTTCTTGACCGATTGCACCTAGAATCATTTCATCGCCTTCAAGAACTTGAAGAGGATTGTTGAATAATCTAATCTCAATCTGTGTCTTTACAATTCTTTGTATAAGCCTATTACAAAAGTCATTTAATATTGTTTGATTTTCCAAAATCGGTGCTGACCATTCACCGATATTTGTATTTGGTGTGATTTCTTCAACATAACGTGCATATAATGTGTTATCTACAATTGAAGTTTCACGAATGTTATTAAGTGCGGTTCTTAATCCCTCTTTAATCATTTTAAAACCTTCTTTCTTTTTTAATTTTTGAATTTTCCTTTTTCATCGAAACAATCTTTCCATGAAAAAGAAGTTTGATTCTTTTGTTCAATTTCTTTTTTCTTTTCAATTTCTTCATCTTTGATTGCAGGAATTTGAAGTAGTAAATTTGCATTTACCTTCTGAAGCTTTGAATAATTATCTTTTAACTTTTCAATTTCTTCATCTTTATTTTTTAAAGATTCATTCATTGTCTGGTTATCGGTTAGTAAAACAGCAACATCATCTAGTATTTTATCTGAAGCTTCATTTCCTATTTTTTCAAGCATTGAAGAAATTTTTGAATCATATGTTTTATAATCCACTGCTCTCACCTCTATTTTAATTATTTTCTATATTATTGTCAACTTCTTTTGTAACCGCATTATAAAGTTTATTTATAAAAGAAGCACAGTTTACATACATGTAAATAAACTGCATTGTTTTAAGTTCTAATTTAAATTCTTTTTGAACTTCTTTCATTAAATCTGGATTTGATTTTCTTTCTACTTTTGGTTCTAATAGTCTTTTATGAATCTTATTCATTAAGTCTTGACCATATTTATATGAAGAAATAAACTGTAAATCAAAATCTGATAAATTTGAAGTAAACTTTATAAAGTTTAGCTTTGAAACATTTTCAACATAAGTATTTAACTTTTTAAAATCTACAAAAGAATAATTTAAATCTACATTTCCAGATATACCATTTATTTTGCCTTTGGAAGAATACTGCCACATTATATATTCTTTTGCAAGTTCTTCAGCATTTTCTTTTTCGTTCCAACATGCAAGCCATTTAAAGTATGATTTTAAATTTTGCTTTATTAGTTTATTCTTGAACCAGTCCGCATTTGCATATATCATTGACTGATAGCCTTTTTTAATTAGTTCTTCACAAGCTGTCTTACAGATATTTGTAAGTTCTTCTCTGCTACAAACTCCATGATTAAATTTATATTTATCTGAATCTTCCATGTCTATTATTGCAGGGAAGCACATTTTTTCTTTGTAATTTTTAACTACTTCATGAAAATGTTCAACTTCTTCGGTCGCTTCTTTTTCTGTAAGTGCGTATGAATAATAATATAATCCGAATGGAATTTCATTTTTTATACAGCCGTCTACATTTTGAATAAATTTTTTATCTGTTCCGAATCTTCCGAATGTTGCTCTTATGATTACAAAATCCACTTCTTCTTTTACTTTTTCAAAATCAATATCTCCATTAAATTCAGAAATATCTATTCCGCTTTAGTTTCTCCATTTTTTAAATTCTCCTTTTCTAGTTCGTTTGTATACTTTTGAAATAGCTCTTTTAATACATTTTGAAGCTTTTTCGGTATCGGAATTTTACAAAGAATCATATTCTTTAAAATTGATAAAGCTTCATATAATATAAATAGATAAAGAAATAATCCAGAAATTCCAACTGCTTCAACTCCGACTGTTTTTCTAACATCTTCTGGAATAAATCCGATTAAGTTTAATTTTACTATATAGTCTATAAGCATAAAAAATACAACTGAAATTGTCATTCCGAATTTACGAATCAAGCCGTCAATTCCTATATTTGAATTTAATTTCTTTTGCTTTATTGCTCTTAATACTCCAAAAATAGTATCTAATAACACACATATTAAAAGAACTTTTAATTCTTTACTTTCATATAATATATTAAAAAATTGCATAATGATTTTAACCTCTTTTCGTTATAGTTTTACAAAATCATTATACAATTATTTCTTAAAATTCGCAATTTGCTTCTTTATTGAGTTATCTTTTATTGAAAATTCAGTTTCGACCAGTAATACTCCACCGCTTCACATGTTTATATGTTAGTTTTCCACCACATTTGAATCCAGTTTTAAAATTTTCCCATGTAACATATTTGTAACAACGTGACGGAAGCCCTGCACAGGTTATCTTTATTTCATTATCTATTTCTTCCAGATAACACTTTTGTCTGATAAATTTTGCTCTTGTAAATGAAGATTCATGTTTCCATTTTCCAAGTTCAAAATCGTCTATTTCACAAAACTGCTTTAATTCCTCAATAGATAATAAACAATGTATTGAATCTGTGTCAGAATAGCAATATTTATCAATTCCGTATTTCTTTATTGAATAATCTTTTATCGCTTGAGATGTTCGGATTGTCTTTTCTCGTGCGTATGCTGTTATAAATGCCCCGAATCGGAAGATATAATCCAGATTTTGGTTTTTCTTCTCCATTTGTAAAAGTAACAACTCCAGATGAATCCATGTTTGGAATTTTATTTATAGCAGTAAGTGATGTTGCAAACTTACCATATAACGAATTTAACATAAGTTTTGCTAGTGTTCTTTGACCAGAATTTTTATTTTTTGAAGCTTCAATTTTCCTTCCGAATCCATTTATCAATATATTCTTTAAAGATTCCATTTATTGATTTAAATTTCCAACCACAAATATATGATAAATCATAAACATCATATTGTTCTAGAAATAGCTTTAAATCAACATTTGTTAGATATAATGTTACTTCTTCATTATTTGATGATTCTAAATATTCATTTTCTTTAAAGTGAAATCTATCATTTTTTATTTGTATTGTTGGAATTTTATTCTTTTTTAGCTTAAATTTACAAGATAACATTTGAATGTATAAATCGTAAACTTTATCTTCTTTATATTTTCCTTCATAAAATATCGGTAAATCATAAGGAAGCTTTTGACCGTGCCATACATGACGGATACAGACTGTTCACGTCAAGAACAACTCCAGCACCTACTTCTTTTTCTTTATATAATGGATTTAAATATGTAAATCCACCTTTATATGCTTTTCTTAAATCTTCATCTACATCTGGTTCAAGTTTTGGAAAATAATGTTTAAATCGTTTCATGGTTATGATATTTTTAAAATCTGTTAACGCGTTCGAACCTGCTGTCATCTTTTCTAATTTTTCGCCGAATAATAAAGATAAAGCTTTTGAAACAATTATAACATCATTTTTTATATAATCTTTTTCCTCTTTAGTTAGTGTATGATATTCACTGCGTGGTTTGTTGTAGTCAATTTCAAGTTTACTTTCCTTAAGTCCAAAAGCTTTTGCTATTGCTGAAACTGAAAAAGGAATTATTTTTAAAGAATCAATAAATGTCGCTTTTACAGTCTTTTTCCCTTCTTTTTTAAAGTATACAGTTATTTGATAAAACATTCCAAAATCTGATATTAGACTTGTAAAACTTTCTGTTGTTGCTTCTTTTTTATCTTCTACATATTTAAAGTTATTTCGAAGTAACCAGTCAAGAATAAAAGAACCGTCAAACTTTAGATTGTGAAAATAAAATGTTGCATTTTTCTGCTTTCTGCAAAATTCCATAAATGAGTCAAGTGAATTTTCAATAACAAGATTTTCTTCATTTCCTATTTCACAAACAGCCCATGCCCAGACATATGTTCTATCTTCATACCATGTCGCTGTTTCAAAGTCTGCAGAAAATCGCTTCACATTTTATTCACCTTCTTTATTAACAAGTTCTTCAAATAAGCTACCTAAAATTGCTTCACCGTCTGTTGAATCATACATATATGTAATATCTTCTACTTTTCCACCATATGTTGAATTTTTTATAAAGTTGTAAAAGTCCAAAGGATTTTGAATCTTATTTAACCTTCTAACTAGCTTTAAATAATTATCGTAATTTTGATATTCTTTTCGAAGCATAGTCATATAATTTTTTCTATAAATTGTCGCTTTTCGCATATCAAAGTCAAGTGAACCATAACTTTCAATTCTTTTAATAGCTTCTTGAAGCTTCTTACCTGTAAGTTTTTCAAAATCTTTTACTGATTGTAAAGCCTTCTTATAATATTGATATTCTGGTGTTCCCATTCTATATTCTGGTCGCTTCTCTTTTCGAATTTCCCTTTGTAATTTTTGGACTGCTCTTTTTTGTTCTTTTTGAAGCTTTTCTTTTTCCCACTTTGTGATTTTCTTTCCAGATTTTAAAGTTACTTTTTTATATGCTTCTTTCCCTTTGAATTTTGAGTATTCATCAATAATTCTTTCAAGTTCATCTTTTGTTTTGATTAATTTTCTTGTTCCAGTAAAAGATATTTCGTCTGGAAGATAACCTCTTTTTCCTCGTGGTGTTTTTTCTTTTAATCTTTTAACACGTTTGTTAAAGTCTGTTACTGTCTTTTTAAGCCTTGTTTCATCTTTCTTTGTCCAGACAATTAACTGTTGCTTTTTTCTAGCCATTTTTCTATCACCTCACGTTTAATATTTTATATTAAATGTTGGTAAATCGTAAAATGTTTTTATTATTTCTTTTTCATCATAGACTTCAGCTTTAAATCCTCTTTTTTCGCATTTCATGTAAAAGATAAAAGCAAGCATTTCTTGAAGCGATTCATCTTCTACTTTTATATGATATTTGTTTCTGAACTTCATCTTTTCAGATTCAATAAAAGTTTCATGAGTTTCAATAAATCTTAATCGCCTTGCAACAGATGAAAAATAAAATTTAATGTTATGATAGCGATAAAAAATATCGCTATCGTAACATGATAAATAAACTTCTTTCAATTTATATCACCTTTTCTTTTGTTTATAGTATTTCGAATCCTAGTGCTTTGTTTCCTGAAGGTGTATCAACTTTTATTATCTTGATTTCAATTCCGTCTTTTTCAAGTTGCTTTCCACCACCAAAATCACTTAAATATGAAATCATATTATATGTAAATGTTTTTGAGCCTGTTGCATAACTCTTTCCAGCTTCATCAATTAAAATGCAACTTACTTTTCTTTCAAACTCTTTTGTGATTTCTCCAGTTTCTTTATCTACTTCTGGTTCTTCTAGTGGTTTATCAAAAGTACGAATTAAAACTTCTTTAACTCTGATTGATTCACCTACACAGTCATTTAACTTACAATCTACATGCGATTGAAGGTTAAATAACTTCTTTGAATCTTTGATGTTTGACATTGTTTGAACAGCTACATTCGAATTTCTTCTGTAACTGTCAAAGCCTGCTACTGCGTTTTCTTGAACTTCCATTAATTCTTGATTTTCTTCCATGATAATCCTTCTTTCTCTTATTTAACGCATAAGTGCAAAATTATATATTAAAACATATAGTTTTAATAACTTAATTGTAATAATCTGCAACTGCTGAAATTCTGTTTATGATATTCTTTTTTATCTTACAATAATCTTCAATTTCTAAATATTCATTCTTTAGTAATTCATCAAGCATTTTGATATGTTCTAATATTTCATCAAAAGCTTCGATTTCATCATCTTTTTCTTTCATGTTCTCTTCACTCCTTTCATGTATTAAAGATAACATACTTAAAATTTATTGTAAAGTTTTTTGAAAACTTTTTAATATTATTTTAAAATAATTAATATTTATGTAAAATAAAAGAACCAAGATTTTAATATCTTGATTCTTTTATCTTTTAATTATTTAAAGGAGTTCTTAATGAAAAAATTCTTTTAGCAAGATTTTTTAATAAGAATGCATTGTTCAACATGCAATTTAAATATATCACTTTAACTTTTAAATGTAAAGAAAAAAGAACTAAAATCAGCCGAATTTTAGTTCTTCTTTCTGTAAGTCAAGAGACATATCTATTATATTTCTATTTTACTGAATTGTAAAGCTTTATTATTTCATAAACTACTTTTTTTATTTTCTGCGACTCATAACAGACAACTCCAAGTTTAAAATACTTCAAAAACTGCTTCCAAAAATCGTATCGCTGAAATGCTGACATTAACATTGTGTTCGGTCTACTGTCTTTTAATGTTATTGAAAAGATAAAAGGTGACTTCTCTTCATAATCTTCTGAAACATATACTTTGCCATTTTTAAAGTCGTTCCAGACTCCATAAACTTCCTTATTATATATAAATGCAAAATTGAACTTGCTTGAACCTGTCTTTTTCTCCAAAAATTCATTGTTCTTTTCTTGAATCTGATTATTAAATGCATAATCTTCATATGCTGTGCCTTCCATTAAGCGACCGATTAATGTTTCTTTTCTCTCTTTTCTAAATTCTTCATTGTTTAAGTATTGCACCAGAATCGTGTTCTTCTTGAATAACTTTATATCATTGTTATATGGAAGTGTTAGATTAAAGAATGTAAAAAGTGGACTAAATTCAATATCTGCAACCGCATTTGTTAATATGAAGATTTTTATGTCACTTCTATTTCTGATTACTGAATCAAAAAGTCCTGCAATCGTCATTCCTTCATTTGGAAGATAATATCTTTTATTCTTTTCGATTCCATATTCGTCAAAGATGATTGTTGTTATATCATCAAATGAAACACTCTTTAAATCTTGTGCTTCAGTTAGTCTTTTAGCATAGCCAAAAACTTCACCATTTATCATGAACTTTTTATTCTTTGCTGTTAAGATATAATCTTTGTATTTTTCTTTTATATCTCCGAAAAAATCCTTGCTAAATACTGCTTTTAATTCGTTGTCATATCTTCTTAAATATAAAAACTTCTCTTTCTTCTTTATATACTTGTTTATTACATAGTCTTTTGCACCATAGCTTTTTCCTACTCCACGTTCGCCGAATGATTATATTTACTGGTACGTTATAACTTATTATTTTGTGATAGTCATAAAAATGCAATTTGCTTCCTTCTTTCGTTTGTACTTTTTCTTTTATTTAAAAAATGCAGACAAGCATTGTTCAAAATCGGATTATCACATCAGATATTCCATAACACGCTCTTCACGTTGATGACGTTATGAA